AAAGCTGCGTATCCATCACGACCGGTTAAGGCTTCATGTGATTGACGAATCCATTCCATTACCTGCTGTGCGCCGGAAGGAACAATCGGGTCATATAGGGAGATTGTAACATCTTCCCAAGTGGTTTTTCCCTTAATCTTTCTCTTCACATTGATGTGGTCTAATTCAACCACTTCAGATGATACAGTTGGACGGGATGCGGTTTTTACAAGGTAGGAATCAATTCCATTGATTTCCATAATGAACCTGTTTGATAATTTGGGTTCAAAATTTTTGTAAAATATTTTGTCAAACTCTAGTACTTCTGCCATTCTATTTAGTGTTTAAGTGTTATTCTTTATTAATAAATATTCCTTTTTTCAAATTATCCTTCAAAAGTTGCGCCTGTAGGAAGAATATTGAAATCAATTATGATAAATTCTGCAGTCTTTGTAGGTTGTAAGAAGATTGCGCCTTTTAGGATATTTCTATCAATCATATCAGGAGTATTTAGAGCCTCATCCATCTGTACACGGAAAGAGTAAAGTCCCTGGCGTTGCTGAATACCTTCTAAGTAAGGATTAACAATGTTAAGGAATCTCTGACGAGTTTCAGATGTGTTCTGTTCAAATACCAAGTAGCGAGATGCTGATGCGATATACTTACGAACCGTCAATAATAATCTACGAACATTAATTCTGTCAAGAGCGGATGATTTATCCTGAAGCGTCTTCTGACCGAATGCTACAATGCCCTGACCAGGGAATTGAGCGATAGGGTTAACTTTAGCTTCGTATAGAACATCACGATCCGATTGAGTTAATCTGTTAAGAACTGCTACTGCTCCTGCTAATCCACCACGATTCAAACCGGCAGGTGCGTACCACTCTGCTGTAATTCTATCGTTTGCAGCGTATACTGCGGGTAGAAGAACTGAAGGAGGAACTGCCATTAGTTTGTTAGTGTTGGTGTTAACTGCTTTAACCCAAGGATAGTAGATTGCTGCGTAGTTACTATCTACATCTTGTGCTTGAGAGGTTACATCGGAAATTGTTCCGTCATATCCAGTTGCATCCATAATGTAGAAGGCGTCACCACGATTTTCAACCATTTCAAGTAGATTATCTACAAGTGTAGGATGAACATCACGGATAAGACCGGGTGCTACAATCAAATTCATATCATATTGGTCAGCATTTGACAGAGCGTTAATCTGAGTCATATATGCTGTATATCCAAGAGATGTAGTGGTTGATAGGTCAAAACCTTGTGCGTTTGCTGCGGTTATGTCTACACCTTTGTTAATTACGGTTGTAGGATTCTGACCGTTAAATCCTTCTTGGAATGCTACTACGAATTGGCGTTTTGCAACATCACTTGCTACCGAACCGGTAAGTTGTAAGTTACCACCATTAGATGCATCAAGACCAAATGCCACGTTAGAACCTGTCATTGCTCCAACTGGAATCGGCTTCATGTAGATTTTGTTATCAGTATTGTTATCTAAATCAATACCACCTGCTACCGTAGAACTTGCCGACACAAATGTTACGGCCGGAATAAGAGTATCAAATGTACTTGCTGATACAAATAGTTTATACGGAGCGTGTCCGAATGGAACTGCTGATACCGGTATCTCTTCTGCGGGAACCCATGCTGCATCGTTTTCATTCCAACAACGAATATACTTTGACACATTAGGGAAATCACCATATTCAGTTACTTTACCATCGGTATCAATTGTATAAGAACGGTTACCAATTACACGAAGAACATAGTTAGGAGATGCCGGGTCTAAAGTAAGACCAGAATAAGTTTCGTATGATACTTTTCTCTTATTAAGGTCATCAAATGCTCTAACAATTACGGTAAATAAACCATAATCAGAACCCTGAACTATTCCAGCGGGCTTAACTGAAGATATTTGAACTTTAACTTTAGTATTGGTTGGTTCACCAGCTCCTAAAGTAACAAATTGTAAAATATTTGTTCTTTGACCGGAAATCAATTGAGATTGAATCACAGGAGTACGAGCTTCGGTTGCATCATGTGTAAATAATTGGTCACCTAATACTGAACCTGATATCCAACTTCCGCTTACTGCACTCACAGACCAGTTTAGATTTTCTGATGCTTGAGAGAAATATGCGTATGAATAAGCTTCTTTTGCACCTTTTGGATTAGTACCAAATACAGTTGCAATAGTGTTTGGTGCTGAATAATATAATGAAGCACTTATCGATGCACCATCTAAACCACCCGAAGGAATATTAAATGCGTAATTAGCAGAAGATGTAAGATTTGCATTAAATGCTTCTGCAAATGATGCAGTTTGCGTATCGGTGTTAAATAAAACACCTAAAGATGACGACACCGTTGTTGTTGACCCACTATTGTAAACAGTAAGTAGTAAAGGATTCTGTTCGGTATATCCATCCAATCCACATACTCTAGCTACAGTTACCGCTCCTGCTTCTCTCAAATAATTCTGAACAGTAAGAGGAGTGTAATATGTATCATCTACTCTACCATATAATGTCTCTAAGTCGGCAAGTGATGTTACAACTGTAGGTGTAGTAGGTCCTTCGTTAAAGGGACCGATGATTGCAGCTCCGATTGCTGCTACACCTTGAGGTAAAAATGAAAGGTCGTTTTCTCTTGTAAAAACTCCGGGTGATACTATTTTTTCTGCCATTTGTATTGTATTTTAAAATTTTTTGTTAAATTCTCCTAATAAATATTGTTTTTATTTCCAAAACGATAACTAATTACGAAATGTTTTTTGGATTAAGTAACAATAAATATTGCTTTAATATTCTAAACAATCAATTCCTTTATCTTTTCTACTACATATTTTCCTGATATTGATTTTGTACATTCAAATTGTCTAAAAGACCCTTTGTGGTCTGGGCAAAAATTCCAATCTCCTGGGTCATATTTAGTTCTGTTCCAACAACCGTGACATACTGACCTGTTTATAATTCTGACGCAATTTGTAGTAAACTCATTATATTCTTCGGTAAAGCCCGATATCATAACTACCTTTTTACCTAATGCCCATGCTAACCAAGATAGTCCGCTTGATATTCCCATAAAAAATTCTGAGCCTGATATTAATCCCATAGCTTCTTCTATTGATTTCGGTATAATTGTAGTTACACCATCTGGATAACGATTACCCATATAGTCGGAACCTTCTTTTGAAATGAAAACGGGTTCTATATCTTGTGATTTTAGATATTCCACAACCTCTCTCCATCCGGCAGGATTATTCCAGTATTTATTTTGCGAAGTACTGTGCATTCCAATAGTCACATATCTTTTTGTTCTTTTAATTGAAGATACTGATTTTATTTTTGGACATACTTCCATAAAATCTAATCCAAGTATATCGGCCGCAACCTTTTGGAGAGCACCGGATATAGGATTGACTGGGTGTTTATATGAATCAATTTTAGAATCATTGTTGTAAAATAATCCAATCGTATACATTCCGACTATTCCATTAGCCACTTCACCCGGTTTAATAAATTGTATATGAGGATATTCTTTTTCAAAAAAGTCATTCCAAAAAGTTGAGCAGATTATTTGACATTGATGTTTTTTTGCAAATTCATCAACATATGGAAACCATGCTATAGTATCTCCTAACGATTTTGAATCAAGTGCAATATAAATTGTTTTTCCTTTATAATCCGTATTGAAATCAGTTATAAGTCTTCCATCTTCATATACTCTGATATTCCATTCTACGAAATATTTTATCAAACATCGTGTCCAACAATTTATACCCATCTCATTAGCATGCTCTATTTTTCCTGTAGCTTTGTTTATAAATTCTACTCTGTATTTTTTTGATGACGATTCTCCTGTTATCTCTACAAATGGCCCATCTATATTATTAATTGCTATATTTGGTAAATATTGCTTTGATTCTTTTGCCACAATTTTTGTTGTATTGTAGTGATGTATTAATTGCTCTCTCATACCTTCTTTATTTTTGTAAATACTTAGTAATTCTATTGTTCTGTTTTTCCAAGATAATTTTTCTGCCTGATTTCGGGCTAATTTAGTATAGATTGAATAATCGGTAAATACTTTCGCTAGTGCACTAATTATAGTATCGGTATTTCTTTCTATCCTTATCAATCCTTCTAACTCATTGCCATCTTCAAAAGTTGCTAATATAGGTAATCCACAAGACATTGCTTCTAATAAAGTTAAGTTTGG